TCAACAGGATCTCAAGGAACATTAGGAACTCAAGGAAGAACAGGATCTCAAGGATCAGCAGGTGCTAGTGTTCAAGGATCAGCAGGTGCTAGTGTTCAAGGATGAACAGGTGCTAGTGTTCAAGGATCAACAGGATCTCAAGGATCAACAGGTGCTAGTGTTCAAGGATCAACAGGATCTCAAGGAACATTAGGAACTCAAGGAAGAACAGGATCTCAAGGAACCACTGGAACCAATGGAACCAATGGAACCAATGGAACCAATGGCATTCAAGGATCAACAGGTGCAACAGGATCGGCTGGGTCAATTACAAATGATACATCTTCTGGCACTACACACTATCCATTGTTAACAACAGCGACTAGCGGTGCTCTTTCTGGAGTTACTGTAAGTTCAACTAAACTATCATTTGTGCCTTCAACTGGAACTGTAACTGCTACAGATTTTGCTGCAACTTCTGACGCAAATTTAAAGAATGTTATACGCAATATTCAAAATGCTACTGATAAAATAAAGAGCATTAGTGGTGTTGAATTTACTTGGAATAATGTAGCAAAAAATATTGGTGTAAGCGATAGTGAAGAAGTGCAGATAGGTCTTCTAGCGCATCAAATAAAACAATTATATCCGTCTATGGTTTATACTCATGAAGATGGATATATGAGAGTAAACTATGACAAATTAATTCCAATTTTAATTGAATCTATCAAAGAACTTAGCGATAGAATTGACAGCATTCAAGGAAAATAAGAATGACTTTGCAAAGTAGCGCAAGTGGCGCAGATCCATTAACATTTAGCGAAATTAGAACAGAATTTTCTTATCAAGGCACATCAACCAGTTTTCGAGCATATTTAAAAAATGCTGGCATAGTAGACAGCGGTGATGATGCTCCATCAGTTCCTACCAGTGGAACTATGAACATGTTAAATTTTTTGGGTGCTGGTATGAGATTGGGTATGATTAGTAATCAAACCGCACTTAATTTTTCATTGCAAGGTGTAGGCGGAACGGCAACAGCAAAATATAGATTGCAAAACTCAGGTCAAGCGCAAAAAACGAATGTGCCTGGTACTTATGTTAATATTTCTGGGGAATGGTTAGTTGGCGCAGGACCTGTTTCTGATTTTGAAGTATTTGGGACTTGGGGAACTGACCCTGGTGGGACTATCGGTGGCGACACTCCAGATACTTGGTTAGGATTAGGGACTACTAGAGAATTTACTTTTGCTGTTGAAAATAATAATTTAATAAGAACGCTCACTCTTCAAATAAGATACATTCCAACACTAACTGTGGTTGATACTGCAGTAATTACATTCGAAGTTGACAGTGCGCCATAATAAATATATGGTACACTAAAAGGTAATATTAATGGCATCACCAGCTTCTCGAGAACAATTAAAGGATTATGCTCTAAGAAAATTAGGGTTTCCTGTAATTGATATTAACGTTGATGACGATCAATTAGATGATCGTATTGATGACGCATTGCAAAAATTTAGAGATTTCCATTATGATGGAACAGAAGAAATATACCTTGCCCATCAAGTAACTTCTGGCGACATATCAAACACATATATAACAGTCTCAGATAATATCGTAGGAATAACAAGATTGCTTCCAATTAGTTCTGGTTCAATCAGTTCAGACAGTTCACAAGGATTTAATATATTTGATATCAATTATCAAATTAGACTTAACGATTTCTACAATCTATTATCAAGTTCATACACATATTATGTTATCGCAAGAGAACATTTGGCAATGCTTGATATGATTGTTACTGGAGAAATACCATTCACGTACAATAAGAAAACAAATAAAATTAATTTGTATATGGATTGGACTGGTCGATTGACTGTTGGTGATTATATTGTTTTTCAGGCAACGCGGATTGTAGAACCAACTACATATACGAAAGTATTTAATGACTCATGGATAAAATCATACACCACTGCGTTATTCAAATTGCAATGGGGAAATAATATTAACAAATATACTAACTACACACTTCCTGGTGGGTTAGTTGTTAATGGCGAAAAAATTTATAATGACGCAGTTGCAGAACTTGCTTTGTTAGAAGCGCAACTTAGAGAAGAATACGAACTACCACCACAAATGCTTGTGGGGTGACATATGGGCACTAGCGTTTATTTTAACAATCAAAACGCAACTCGCGAACAGCATTTAGTTGAAGATTTGATTATTGAATCAATCAAAAATCACGGGATAGACATATACTATATTCCTAGAGATTCTCATTCTAGTACTGATGAATTATTTGGTGATGATCCTGTGAAAAAGTTTACGCGAGCATATTCTATTGAAATGTATCTCGAGACTTCTAACGACTTTGAAGGCAACCAAGAATTTTTCGGTAAATTTGGTTTAGAAATTCAAAAAGCCGCAAAGGTAGCAGTTGCTCGTCGCACCTTCGAAAGATACGTTCCAACAACTGTTCGCAATCTCCCAAAAGAAGGCGATTTAATTTGGCTTCCTGTTCAACAAAAATTGATGGAAATTCGTTTTGTTGAGGAAGAAAAAAACTTTTTCCAAGCAGGTAAACTTGCGCCATACATGTATGGATTAAATCTCGAAGTCTTCAAGTACAATGGAGAATTGATTCAAACTGGTATACAAGAAATAGATGACATCACCGACGTAGTTGCGTTTGCAATTGATTTTACATTGGCAGTTGGTGGAACTGGTACATTTAAAGAAGATGAGGTGGTGTATCAGGGTAACTCATTAGCAGCAGCAACAGCCAAAGGTTACGTTGCAGGTTGGGATAAGCCTACTCGAATCTTAAAAGTTAGAAATATTAAAGGTGAATTTGCTGCTGGGGCAATAGTTGGTACAAATAGCAGCGCGCAATGGACAATCGTATCATTAAATGATCAAGAAAACGCAAATGATTTGTATGATGATAATTTTAGAATTCAAACCGAAGCATCTGATTTCATAGATTTTACTGAAAACAATCCGTTCGGTGAGCCATAATGCTATCCTCTAGACATTTCTATCACAGAACAACTAGAAAATTAGTTGTAGCATTTGGTACAATGTTCAATAATTTAAAATTATATCGCTATACAAAAGATGGTGATACTGAGATTGAGCGAGTAACAGTTCCATTAACTTATGCTAACAAAGAAAAGTATTATACACGCATAACTCAAGATCCTAATTTGGCGAAACAAACTTTAATCGATTTGCCTAGAATGGCTTTTGAGATGGTTTCTATAACATATGACCCATTAAGAAAAATATCTAATTATAATGAACTGTTTTCACCAGGACAAGATGGTAATAAAATTACAACAGTTCGTGCTGCGCCATATAATTTTGCTTTTGATCTAAACATATATGTTCGTAATGTAGAAGATGGGTCACAATTAATTGAACAAATTCTACCATACTTTACACCAGATTATACACTAGCATTAAATTTAACTGGTATACAAAACGACATTGTTAATGTGCCGATTGTTTTAGAGTCTATATCATACGAAAATAGAGTTGATTCTGATAAAGAATCAACAAGAGTGATTGTTTGGAATTTAACATTTACAGTACAGGCATTTTTGTATGGCTATATTAATGATGATATTAAGATTATTCGTAAGGCAATCGCAAATACCTTTGACAGTACTTCGCTACAAAAGAAAGAGCAGATATTAACTTTAGGTTCTGGTTCAGGTGAATACAAAATTGGTGAACTTGTTTTCGTTGGAACTAAACTTTCAACAGCAAACGCTAGCGGATTTGTTGGTAATTGGAGTAACACATCTAAACAATTATTTGTGACAGATATAGCTGGCGCTCTTAAGACTAACACTAAAATAATTGGTGCAGTTTCTAATGCCTCATATACAATATCCTCTTTTGCGGATACAGATAATAAAATAATGAATTTACAAGTAACGCCAAATCCTAGCAACGCTAGTCCTAATAACGCATTTGGGTTTGATGAGAGTATTACATATTATCCAAATATAACATGAGTAATGTAGATAAAAACCTAGCAAATATTTTAGATACTGATTATGTTCCTGCGGTTGATAATAAAAACCCAATAACAATACATCAATCAGATAACGAGAATCCAGACGCGGATTATTCTCGTTCAAACTATTATAATCTAATCGAGAAAGGTAATGAAGCACTCGATGGTATTCTAGAAGTTGCTAAAGAATCGCAGCACCCAAGAGCGTACGAAGTTGCTGCAAACATGATTAAGAATCTTTCTGATGTTACAGAGAAACTTATGATTCTTCAAAAGCAGCAGTTAGATTTAAAACCAAAAGAAGTTGCACCAACAAATATCAACGTAGACAAAGCAGTGTTCGTTGGCTCAACTGCAGATTTATTAAAGAAACTCAAGAATGAATCTGCAGAATAGAATTAAAAATTATTTGGGCAATCCCAAATTAAAACGTATCAATATGCCAATGCAACTCACGGAAGATCAAGTTCGTGAGTTTATTCGTTGCTCAAAAGATCCACTATACTTTATTGAGAACTATGTTAAGATCATCACACTTGATAAAGGTTTTGTTCAGATTTCTTTATATCCATTTCAGCGACAAGCGATTACAGACATTAATGATAATCGTCGTGTGATTGTAAAGGCTGGTCGTCAGGTGGGTAAGACCACGATGGTTGTTGGATATATCCTTTGGT